CTTCGCGGTTGACCAATTCAACTTCAAAAAGACGCTCTTCTGGTCGCGTGTGGGCGATGGCGAGCAGTGGGGAACGGGGACGAAGACGGATGGAGGGTCGGCGATTGTCGGCGTGTTGAATGGGGAAGCGATTGTCGCGCTTGAGGTTATCGGTTCGTCGTTGCTGATTGCGACGAATGACTGCCTCATGCGCTTCACCGGGCAAAGTAGTGACGACATCGTGATCGCGCAGGATACGGAAGGCGTAAGTAGTGAAATAGGTGCGGCGGGGCCGTATGCACTAACCCGCTTTGAGAATGTTGCCGCCCTCCTCAACCGGCGTGGGGCATATGCAGCGACGGAGACAGCGTGCGAGCCGATTGGGGAGCAGATTAACCCCGATTGGTTCGCACTCGACCAGTCAGTTATCAACAAATCGGTGGTAGGATACAACAAAGGTCGAAAAGAGTTGTTGTACGCGGTGTCGCGGAGTGGCGATAACCACCAAAACAAGTCGATTTTCGTCCAAAGCACGCGGTTGCAGGCATGGTACGGTCCATGGACGTATCCATTCGGTATTAACTGCCTTTGCCCATATACTGACCCGAACGGCGTGCAGAGCGTACTTGCTGGATGTAGTGACGGCTTCGTGCGCAACCTCGACATCGGCACACTAGATGACGTGCATAGCGATGGAACAGGGGGTATCGCCATTCCAATGAGCGTGGAGTTGCCGGTGTTGCACTTTGGAGACGCGGGAATTACGAAGTCGCTGCAGCGGATGAAGTTACAGGCACAGCTACCCGTTGGATCGGCGTTGACACTCAACACAACATTCGATGATGGAGTTGCAATTAACACAGCAGTCCCTGCCGCTACGATTGGGAGCGAGCAAGACTACCGCATCGACCTTGGTGGACAGCAAGGGAAGCGGTTGAAGCTGATTTTCACGGATAGCAGCAACTTCGCGCCAACGATTAACGGTTTTGTCCTAAGCGCATTCGACATGGGACGGGTGTAATGGCGCGCAACCCCGATCCAAAGCCCGACCCATTCATCGGGAAGATGCTGAGCGGGATTGGTGCGACACGCGATCCCCGCCGGTTTGAGTCGAATCGAATGATTGGCGGGACGGAAACGCAGCAACGGGCGACGTGCAAAGTGTTTAATAATGCAAACGTTACCATGCCTAACACTACCGTCGTTGTTCTCCCGTGGAATAGTGAGGCATTTGATTTTGACGGGCTACACAATCCCGCGATTAACACGCGGCTGACTATCCCAGGAATGATTGGTGGAGGAAGCAAAGTAACAGGATTGTGGCTGATTTACGCGCACGTAACATGGCAAGCCGACCTCGATCATACAGGCGCACTGCGCGTGTTGAACATTCGAAAGAATGGCGCGACAGTTATCCGCGATTCAATCCTTCATGCGCCACCTGTCGTGGGTGCGGCAGTTGAGAATATGACACAGGACGTTTTTACCTACGAGTTTGAGCCGGTAGCAGGCGATTACTACGAAATCACCGCTACCCAAACCAATACCGGCGCGGCGGGCAACGAGTTGATTATCGGCGCGCTCAAAGATTCATCATTTGAGATGATTCACGTATGGTAAGCAATGAACGGATTGAAGATTACGTTCGAAATGTGCGACAACGAGATGTTCGTCCACATTTGGCTACTCGACGGGAAGCCGTTTGGGAAGGCGGCGGCAATCCGCGACTCTATCCCGACTGGCGCGTGGATAACCGTCCCGCCTGAGCAACAGCCGGGGATTACGTGGTATTTAATGCGGCACTGCGGTTTTGATTTTGTTACAAGCATTCCAATTGATGGTTCGCTGAATGACGTATTGCTGAAGGTAGACTGACATGGGTGGCGTGATTAAAGGTATCGGCAAGGTGGTTAGTGCTCCTGTACGCGGGATTGGGCATGCACTTAAAACCAGTCACATCCCCGGCCTGTCCAACATTGGCGGGGCCGCTGAGAATGTCGGGAATGCGTTTGCCGGGAAGGGCGCGTTTCTGCGCGACATTGGGAAGGCGGGCGAATCGGCAGCGCCGATTGCTGGCCTCATTCCCGGTGTGGGACCGCTTGCTGGCGGCTTGCTTGGTGCTGGTGGCGCTCTACTTAACCGTGGTTTCACGCCGGGGGCGCTCGGCGAGGGGTTGAAATATGGCGGAGAAGGCGCATTAAGTGGCGCGGTGGGTCAAACGTTGTTCGGCGGGAAGGGAATTGGCGGGATTACTTCGCCCAATTTTAGTGGCCTCGCAGGCGACCTTGGGAATATTGCAGGCAAAGTAGGCAAAGCAGTGGCGTCACCAAACCTATTGGGCAATGCAGCAGGCAACCTCGATCTAGGCAAGGTCGCCGGGCTAGGAATGGCGGGCGCAAACCTCGCAGGCGCGCAACAGCAGCGGAAGTCGGCGCAGAATTACACGAATGCGCAAATCGACTTGAAGAATAAGCTACTGTCGTCGATCCTCGCACCGCAGAATTACAATCTGCCGGGAACAGCAACGCGGCAGACGAATATGACGACGGGATTGGGGAGTAGCTAATGGCAACAATTAGTGAAGCAGCGCGCGCGTACCAACCGTACCAAGGTGGGTTGGTAAATTCAAATGCCGGTGGGGGACAGGCGAAGCCACCCTACTTGCAAACGCGGGCGATTGTTACGCCGAAGTCGATGGTTGCGCCGGGAGAAGCGATGGGGCAACCGCTGAGCAGCCCGGGGCAGTTGACGCCGAAACTTGGACAGCCGCCGCAACAAAGTGGTGGTTGGATGGGCGGTATTGGGGCAAAGCTGTCGCCGCCGAAAGCGCCGGGACTACAACCGCAGCAGCCACCGCCGCAGGCAAGCGTGCCGAATCCGAATGCCGCGCCGGGTGGGACGAGTACGCAAGCGGGGAACCCGTCGCCTCCACAGGCAGGGGGTAACTCACTCGGCGATGTGTACAACTTCTTCAAATCCGATTTGGACAACGAGCGGAAGCAGGCGATGAGTGGGAGTATTGCCGATGCAGCGTCGCGTGGCGTCTATTATGGAACGCCACTAACCGGCAGTGAGGCTGATATTAACACGCAGTATCTACGCGGCCTCGGCCAACTGCAGTCGGGGATGTATGGGAACGAGCAGTCAAATCAACTAGCGCGTCTCGGCCTCGCAACCTCGCTCGCCGGTCCGATGATGCAGGGAGTATCGCCGGGCGGAATTGATCCTAGTGTGTATCAAATGCTAGGACAGCTATTCGGGCAGTCGAATACACTAAGTGGACAACGCGGTGGACCAAGTGTGGCAAGCTTGCCAAATAGAGCGCCCGCACAACTACCGCCGAATACGACACACGCAGTTCCTGGGCTTAGATCGTAATGCCAAACCTACCGCAACTGCCGAACGTACAACTGGGCAACCTCGCTTCTGACCTAAGCAGCGGGGCGGCAAATCTTATTGCCGGGTTGACAGGAGAGAAGGAGAAGCAGAAGGCGGAGGCGCGGCAGGCGCGGCTGGATGCGATGTCGAAGGCGCTGCAGGAAGCGCAAATGGGCAATTTGCAGAGTGAAGAACAAAATCGACTTGCCCAACAGCAGCAGGCGACGGCGGAATTGGCGGAGCGGACACGCTCTTCAACAGCGGACGAGCTATTTCGTCAGCAGCAGCTTAACCAAGGGCAGGACCAGTTTCAGCAGATGTATAAACTGCATCAGAGGCAGACAGCGGCGGAGGAGTTGCGTGCGCAGGCCGCGTGGCGCGCTGCATCTGCGCGTCTGCCTGCGGGTGTGCAGTCGCAGCTACGGTATATGCTGAACAACTCGCGCGCAAATTTGGCAAACCTCCGCTCACTTGCCGAGCAGCAGATGCAGGCGGAGATGAAGAATCTCGCACTCGCACAACTACGCGCCCAAAACATGGCACCCGCGCATATTGATTACGAGCCGCAAATTCAGCAAGCGCAGCAAGAGTACGAAGACCTGCTGCAGCAGATGAGCGAGGGCGGAGAAGCGGGAGGCGCACAAACGCGGGGCGTGTCGCCACCGCCAAATCAAACGCCGGGGCCGTTCGGCAGCGCACCAGTGCCGAGTGGGCAGTCAGCGATTCACGGTGGCGCGCAGCAGCCTGCAGGCGGCACGCCTGTCGTTGGGCAGAAATCGCCGGTTGCTGGCACGCAAGCGGGTGCGGTGAAGCAGACAGTGACGAATGGTGGGAATCAGGCGGGAAACCGCCAGGCGCGCTACAACGAGCTACGCGATAGTGGAATGTCTCCTGAGCAGGCGCATGCGCAGCTACGCACGGAAGGATTGGAGTAATGGACGGCGACCCACTCGAAGCGGCCTACCGCCACCAGAAGTGGGGCACGCCCGACGCATTAGAACAGGAGTATCTAATGCAACAGCAGCAGACGCCGGGGATTGGTGAGCTTGCGTGGCGTGGGTTGAAAGCCGCGCCCGGCGTACTGTGGAGTGGGATTAAGGGCATTCCTGGCCAGTTGGCGACGGGTGCGGAAGCGTTGGGCGAGGTGGCGCGCTTGCCACTTGAAGAGGCGGGCGGGCAACCGCTGCAGACGCAGGCGCTGCAGGAGTTTGGTGGTGGCGCAATTTCTCCACTAACCAACGCGGTACAGATGTATCAGAAAGCACGTGATCCACTGCAGCCGCCGGTTACCCCAGAAGAGGGATTTAAAACTGGCGCTGGCCTAGCAATGGCCTTCGAGGGACTGCGCGGTGGGCTGCGCGCGGGAAAGCCCGTAGAAGAGGCAGCACCGCCCGATGCTGGTCCAACGGCTCCGATGGGAGGGACGGAGACGCCACGCGCACCCGCACCAGTCGCGGCGGAGGAAACGCCAATCGCGCAGCAAGGACGTGGGTTGGACGCGGAGTTGGAGGATATGTACCAGCGGTTGAAGCAGAACAAGCAGATTCGTGGCGTGCGTCCGGAAACGCCCGAGCAGCCGCCAATCCCCGTCGGTCGCCCGGCGAACTTCCGGCCGCAGCGGTTTCCGGTTAGTGGTTTCGGCGGTAAGAGCGCCGAAGTGGAAGTGCCACGTCTTGAGCCGCGTACGCAGGCACTTCCAACTGCTGGCCGCGCCGGTGCGTTTGAGGAAGAGGCGGTGACGCAGCCGAGTCAGGAAGAGCCGAGCGCATTGCCGCAGCAGGGGAGCTTCATGTCGCCGCTGGGCGTGAAGCGTGCGCCAAATATTGGCGAATTCGAGCCCAGTTACAACATGCCGAAGGGAGTTGGGCAGTTGGAGCAGGCGTCTGCGCCCGATTTGCAGGCGACGGATGTCGCATTCAAGCGCGGGAAGACGCTAGGCCCGCTAGAGGCGCAGAAGCCGTCGTTCGATCTAGAGCGCGGGCACGAGCCGCTGCTGATGGACAATCAGCCAATCGTACAACGGGCAATTGAGGCGATTACGAACATGCGCAAGGGCGCGCCGTTGAGTGATGAAGAAGTCAGTCGTGTGCAGAAGGTGATGCAGGGCTGCCTATTGTGAATTGCGCTGAGCGGATACGCGCACTAGCCAAGGAATTGGGCGTAGACGAGCTAGATATCCCGGCGTTTCAGCGCCGGGCGATGGAGCTTGGACAGGAGCCACCTACTGTCCCCGCCGCTGGCGAGCCTACGCAGCCTGACCTAAGCAGCACGACGCCGAACGCAGGGCCGCCGACTGCGGAGGATTTCGCGCGCTTTAACCTAGAGCCGCTGAAGGGACGCGGGCTTGGTGAAGTGGGTGCAGTCCCAATGGGGAAAGCGCCGAGCGAGGCCGGTTGGTGGGCGGGGGCGAAGCGTATGTATATCACGTCGATGATTAGTGGTATCCCGACGTTGTATAAAATTGCCGCAAGCAACCCCGTTTACGCGTGGTGGAAGATGGGCGCTGCCAACGTACTCGCGCCGAAGATTGATTGGATACTGCGCGGGATCACCGGAGTTGTGGGGAAAGAGCCGCTTGGTGCCGCACTTGGCAAAGCGGCGACGAAGCGCGGATTCGCCAGCGGGATTGAGGATATGAAGCGGATTGCGTTGGGCGAGCCGCCACTCCTCGGCAAGGATATCGCGACTGGTGCGTTCAACGTCCGTGAAGACATCGGCCCATGGAAGCGTATCCCCGTCGTCGGCCCGATTGGGCAGGCCGCCGTGTCGATTATCTCACGTACGCACGGCATGCTTCACCGCTTGGGGTGGTCGAACGCGTATCAATATGGGCTGATTTCGCGCGCGCAAATACTTGCGAAGAATGCGTTTCCAAATCTGAGTGGCACGGAGTTTACCGCCCGCGTGATGCGGTTGGTCAACAATCCAACGCCAGAAATGGACGCGTATGCAACAGAGTGGGCGAACGAGGCGACTCTACTCAACAAAAACTTCGTGAGTGAAGCGTTTGCGAAGGGCGTGCAGGGCGCCCGGCAGCTTGGGACAGTGCCGGGCGCGGCAGCGGATGTAGCGGCGACAGCAGTCATGCCGTTCGCACGTATTGGGCCGAATCTAATTATCCAAGGCTTGCGCAACACGCCTGCAGGCTTTCCAATGGCGCTGCCCGATATCGTCCGACTGGTGAAGGCGCGTTACTTTAGTGACACGCCACTACAGGGCGATCTACTCGATCAACAGCGCGGGTATAATATAGACGATGTATCGCGGCTGCAAGGACGGGTTGCCGAGCGGCTCGCAGAAGCAGGCGCGGGTACAGCTTCTGCATTTGCACTCGGCGCACTGGGGACAAAACTCGGCTATATCGCGCCGGGCGCTGCGCGGAGTAAAGAAGAGAAAGCGTGGATGGATGCAAATGGGATTCCACCATTCGGCATTAACATCGGCAAGTTGATGGGCCGCGAAGACGACTATCGCAGCGCGCTGCAGCTACTTGGCCCGCTGGGCGTAGCGATGGAAATGGGCGCAGCCTGGCACGAAGCGGCGAGCAACCCGCAGCACGACTTGTACGATATGGCGTCAACAGTGACGCAGCCGATTGCGGAGGAGCAGACACTAACCGGGCTGCGCGAGGCGGGGCAGGCCGTCCAAGCGGCTGCACAAGGGCAGCTATCGCATACGAAGTCGGCGGTGACGCAGTTTGCCGAGCAGCGAGCAGTCGCGGCAATTCCCGCCGCGATTCAGCAGCTAGCGCGGCAAATGGACCCAATCGTACGCGACCCGCAGACGTTCGCGGAGGTGCTGCGGACGGCATTGCCTATCTCGCACGAAGACATTCCGCCGAAGGTTGGGTCAATGGGTCTACCGCGTGTGCGGCAGACTTCCCCGTACAACCCGCTGCCGAAGTTTCCAAGCGAGGGCGTGCCGTTGAGCTTTAGTAAGCCTATTCTTGATATGTACGCGCGTATCTCATCCTTCGACAGTCACTTGTCGGAGTTGAATCGACAACTGCAGCGGGCGGCGTTGATTCGCGACCCTGCAGCGCGTGACGCGCGTATTCAAGAGTTGAGCGACGAGATTGCCCGCAGAGTGCAGCTAATGGCGGGGCAGCAGCAGTAATGTTCGGCACCGATATCAGCCCCGGCGTAGGCGGTAACAACGACGTGCCGAGTAAGGCTCACGCAAGCGCGCTGCAGGCGATGCTAATGCGGCTGGCGGGGAAGCGAAGAGGCGAGCAAACTCCAACCGCTGACGTGCATGCGGCGTTTAAAGAGGGCGAGAGAAGTCCAGTCGCGGGAGCGAGCGAGTAATGGCGAAGAATGAGACGAAGATAAAAATCAAAGTCAAAGTGAAGGCGACAAGTGTTCCGCAGGCGATGAAGAAGCTGGCGGCGTTGCGAGTGGAAGAGCAGAAGGGGGCATAATGAGCTACGAGAATGGGGATTCGCCGGGACTCGCCGCACGGAAGGCACAACTGGCGGCAGCACTACGCGAGCTAGCAGAAGCGCGGCAGCAAACCGACGTGCAGGGACCACAAGGGACGGTGTTCGCGCGGCAGCAGGTCGCCGCCGCTCAAAAAGCGGTGAAGCGGCAGCAGAATGTCGCAAGTGGCAAGCCTGCATTGGACGACGATCAATGAAGGGGATAAGCGACGCGCAGGCGGCGAAGGAGCAGATGCTGCAGACGCCGACTGACACAGAAGCAGGCAAGGTAGAGCCGACGAATCCTATCGCTAACTACATGGGTCCGGCGGACGGTCCCTTCCTATGCGCCCGCTGCGAATACTTCGAAGAGCCGCGTGCGTGTCAAAAGGTGAGCGGCGATATCGACCCCGACGGCTGCTGTAACTTGTATGAGAAGGCGGGGGCGGAGGGAAGCGAAGAGGAGCCCGTCGCCTAATGGATCAAGACCTAATCGACGAGAAGGTAGCGGCGAGTGAAAAGCAGAACCCGCTGATGCGGTTAATGGCACTGCTGGCGAAGAAGCGAATACACCCCGCGAAGAATGAGGGTTGGTATACCACCAACACGTTAGCGGATAGTGAAGCAGAAGGCGACGGGCAGAACGTACCGGCGACAGGAGCGCCGAGCAGCGGGCAAAACTAACTACTATGAAAAAAGACTATCTCACGATGAAGCACGCGCCAAGCAGCGCCGGGAAGGCGGCAAGCGGCGTATTCGGATCGCATCGCGCACCACGCCAGGGCGTAAAGACGCCGATGAAGAGCGGGAAGGGGCACTTCGCGGCGGCTGCGCAGCGGGTTGCGAAGATGCGCAGCGGCAAGCTGCAGCATGGTGTACCGCATCATGCCCCACTTGGAGCAAAGCCGATTGGTGGCAGCGGGTTTACGAAGAAGCCGAAGTTTGGGGTTGCCCAAGCGAGCGAGGCGCAGACCGCGTTGAACCCCGAGCAGCAAGGGGCGTCGGATAAGAATATGCAGACTGGTGGTGGCAACAATGAGTAACTACGACGCGGTGACGCGGCAGCAGGTGGAAGCGCCGTTTAAGACCGGGCCGACGATGAAGCCGCAGCTACCGACGAGTTTAATGCGACTGGCGCGGATGCGGTCGTATGGATATGGTGCAGGGAAAAATGTACAGCCGGTCTCACAGCCAATGGCGTTGACGGCGGGTTCACATGGTCGTGTTAAGTAAGGAAAAGCAGGGTAAGCCTGCGTTGGATGAATAATGGCTAAGCAAGATTCAACTCTAATAAGTGCTACTGCATTAGCTGAGGGAATTCTCCCTGCTAGACTCCAAAGCATTTCTATGCCCGATTTTACTCAGGGGCATTTTAGTTTTGGTACAGATTGGCTTATCTATACTAACTCCATATTAGCTTCATGGAACATTGCTAAATTAGGCTCAAATGCTCCAGGTGGTTCTCAATTTGGGTTAGATGCAAGTCAAACTGCTGCAACCGGAACGAGATTCAAGGCAGGTATAGCTGGTATTTGTGGTGTTGATTATGTAGGGGCTAATATCTTAGCATTGACGGATGGAGCCACAGTAACACCAAATTTTGCAGCGCAATCGTTCATTTGGAAACTATCTGCCGCTGGATCAAGAACCATTGCTGCACCAACCAATCTTCCAGCAGCGGGCGGCGGGACCAGCAACAACTTCTTTGTAATATTTGACTTACTTAATAACACAGCGGGAGCAATTGTAACAACATTCAATGCTATTTACAAAGTTGCTTGGACCGATCCAGCGGCAGGTAAACGTAGAACCATGATATTATACTACGATGGCGCCAATCTGGTTCAAGTAGGCGCAGTTTCAGCGGACCTATAAAATGGGACCAAAACCCTTCAAAGCCGATCCATGCGCTTGCTACTCGTAACCTGCGCGCTGCTTTTGCTCGGCACAACCGCCGGTAGCTGTCAAGACACCACCGAGCTATTCATCGACACAGTGCCGGTTTTGCACGTCGCTCCACCTCTCCTCGCGGAGCAGGCGTGGGCGTACGATCTCGCGTGCAGCGGCCTGCACCCCACCGTCCGCTTCGAAGATATCAACTGGTGGGTCGCCGATCTAATCGCGCACAGCAAGCGCCACAACCTCGAAGGCTACTGGGGCCTGCCCGACAGCAGCAGCATCGTCATCGACTTGCGGTCGGTGAACAATCCCAGTGTGCTCGCGCATGAAATCCTGCACTACATGCGGCAGGAGGGCGGGCATCCCGACGATCCATTCAAGAAGTGTGGGGTGTAAATGCCGGTTCGATCACAGGCGCAGCGGCGGTTTATGTACGCAACCGCAGAAGGAAAAACCGACGCCCCGAAGAGCGTCGGTCAGAAGTTTATTAGCGAGTCGCATGGTGTGCGCGGGCTGCCAGAGAGACTTCACGCGGTGGCGAAGAAGCGGGCTACTCGCGCTTAATCTCGATTACGCCGACAACATCAACAACGACGGCAGTAAGGTCAGGACCAACGGCGGTCGGCTGCACATATTGCCGTCCAAGTTGGAGCGGCAGTGTATTCCCGACTGTCAAGCAGAATAAGCAGCTTCATTGCCGAAACGCTTCCTTCGTCCCCCGCCACAGCCCGCGCAGGAAGAAGATGGGCCAGAGAAGAGCGGTCGCCGTCCCCTTCCACGATATTCCGTTGTACTCGGCAGTTTTGACGAGAAAGCTGAAGAGCACAACTATTGTGTATAAAATGATAAGATCTTGCATTATTCGTGCCTCAACCGCCGCTCTTCCGCCCACGTCAGACATTCATCGCCCCACCGATGGCCCTTGATTGGCGTCAGCATAACGGGCGTCGTCACCGCTGTATCCGGCCCGACGTACTTGTAGCACGCAGGATGCGACGGATGCGTGAAGCCATGAATTCCTCCGCCGACAATCGCAGCCAATCCCTCGCCCCACACCATGTCGAATCCGCTATCAATATAGTGGTGGCCGTCCCATGCAGGCGCACGGGCCAAAATCGGGCCGATGATATCGACGGCAACACGGACGATAGGTGGGACGTGTAACAACTGTTGCCCACCATCCAAGAGAACACCTGCTGGAATAAATACAGCATCGCGGGCAGGAATCGGATTGTCGTCGAAGTGCGCGGGAACGCACGCAGGCAGTAATGTCAGTATCAGCAACCAAAGGTGAATCAATGCTCGCTTCATATATACTCCTGGCTGGTGTTCTGGTATCCAATCCAACTATCTCTCGGCCACATCCGCCCTCCAAAGTACTTCCGATCATTGCCACGGTTGCTATCGCAGCAGATTGTGCGTCTACGGTATGGTTCCGTCACCACGAGCCGACTCGGCCTGAGTTGAACCCGCTGCTCGGCAAGTATCCCTCGGATACGCGTATCGTAGCAAGTTGCGCAGTGGGTGTCGCCGCTACATGGCTGGTAGGTGAAAAGAAATGGCTTCCCCGCGTTCCCTTCTATCTCAGCGTCACGGCGATTAGTGGGGTAAACGCGGCGCACAACCGCTTCAACCTCGGCTTTTACTTCCCGTTCTGACATTTTCTCCCCACAGTTCTCGATACACCTGATTCAAGGCATCACACACCGCGCGGGCCTCCATCTCAGTGGTGAATCGTCTCCTCCAGAAGTTTCTCTATCCGCTTGATTTCCGCCAAGACCTGGCGTTGATTCTCGCGTCACAACGAGGCTTCCCAGTAGTGCAGCGCGTCAAGTTCGTGCAGCAACTCGGGGCGCGGTCTGTCGGTGCTCATGTTACCCCCCGAATGGCTAACCATGCTTTGACTTCCTCCACCGTCGGCTCACGAGGCGACATCAGACCGGCCTCGCTCCACGTCTCGCTGGCTTCATCACCGTACCATTCGTGAATCGTGCGCTGCTCATAGCGGAAAGTGTCTTGCATGAACAGATGACTCCCCAGCAGGCGCACGTTGCGATGGTCTGGGTTGGCCTGCAGTTTTGCAAGTTCTTCGTCGGTGGGGCTCATGGCCTCACCTCCCTGTTGGCGAATACACCGGCCCATCATACTGCCCCTTCTCAATGCACAAGCATAACCGGCGGATATCCGCCGCCACTACTTCCCCCGTATCCCACGCGTCGAGCGCGGGACGAAAACGCGGGTCCGCATACAAGCGTTGCGACTGCGCGAGTCCAAAAAGGACGGTAGTGGGACACTGAGCAGCTTCGACTCCAAAATAAGGGTCGAAAGGTGGTGGTGCAAGGCGTTCCACGCGCCCGCGCAGTTTAAGCGCGCGTTCAGGCGTGCCAATAAGATACAACCAAGTCGCGATTGCATTATAGGGCATTGTAGTAGAGATAGAGAGAAAAGGCAACTAGTGCGAAGTACAAAATCCAGCGCATAGCGTCACCTCGGAGAGAAGGAGTGCTGGGACGAGCGTGGCGGGAGGGATTACCGCATTGCGCGATAAATGCCAGTCGCCCCAGCAATCCGTTGTGTGAGTATACTACCGCAAAATGCAAATGTCAAGGGCTTACTCAGCGCCGCCGCCATTAAGCTTCTCCGTCGTCCGCCTGTAAACATATGTCCCACCGACACCTCCAAGTGGGCCGAGTGTGGCGAGAATCGCGGTGGAATCAACTTTAACGCCCAAAATTAGTGCGACAGTTACCGCAAACGTTGCGAGGTAAAAGAGATACAACCCCGTCGGTCTTGCTCGGCTGACATATTTATCCGCCGACTGTATCTCGGCGATTGACTCGCTCACCACCGTCTTCAACTCGTCAATATCCAATTGGCGCAGTTGGACAGTTTCGGCGATTAGGGCTTTTTGCAAATCCGCCTGCTGCTCCGGCGTTAGTTGTGTGGTGGAGAGAGCGTCTGCCGCTTTGTTTACAATGTCTAATCCGGTGATTTTCCCAATAGCTTTAAGCACACCGGGGATTATGCTGAAAATATTCATCCGTCCGCCACTAGCAGCTTATCCAAGCGTCCATCGAAGAAGAAGCCGACGTGGAGATGCGTTGGCGATAGCTCCAACTCAACCCCGCCCTGCCCGACGCTAATCGTATACACCGCCTTCACCAACCGCCACACTTGCTCGTTCGTTAAGTCACGTGTGCGGATATCGAAGGCTTGTCCGCGTACATGCAAGCTCGACTCCGGCGGCTGCGCGTGCCCGGGGAGCAACGTCTCCTCCGCAACCGTCCGTGCGTCGCTCGTCAGGGTTAGTGGGCTGCCGTACACGCCGCGTATGTCGTTAAGCAAGCGGGCAGCCCGCTCATTAACCAAATCCGGGCGGTGAAATTCGCTCAACGCGAAGTAGGTAAGGTCGTGTGTCAAACTCACGACGACGCCCGCTCTTTATACTGCCCGGCGAGGACGGCGGGCGGCGTGAATACCGGCTGCACGCCGCGTGGAGTGATTAGTGCGATGCCGCCGGGGTCCGGCGGGCCTTGCGTCTGCGTGGGCTTGCCATATAGCAACTGCGCAAGCGAAAGGGAATTGCGGTGGTGGGCGACCATAACGATATTTTGCTGCTGAGCAGCCTGCAGAATTTCAGGCAATGCGCTTCCATACCGCTGTAGAAAATCGTTGTACGCTTCCCCACCCGGCACTGGCTCATTCTGCCGCTTCGTCTGCAGGTCGTTGACATACTCTTTCAACTTCGGCGTAATCAATTGTCCAGTGAGTTGCCCAATATGCCACGGACGCAGGCGAGGGTCAAACGTTGGTTGTATCCCCACCATTTGCCCAATTTGTTGCGCAGTCTCCGCCGCGCGGGGCAAATCGCTGCTGATAATCGCATCCACCGGGCGGTTGCGAAACCACGCAGCGGTCTGCCGAGTAGTCTTACGACCAAAATCGGAGAGTGGTGCCTGCGTCCAGCCACGGAACATATCGCGCGGGTCTGCTGGATCGCCTGCGTTCAGTTCTGTTGAAGCATGGCGGACGAAGTAGAGCAATTACGACAACTCCGCCCAGCCTGCTTCGTACTCAAACTGAGCCGCAACAGTACCAGCGGGCCCCCATGCATGAACAAGCATTAGTCCGCCTGGGCCAATAGAAACCAAATCAGACGGAACAACGATTCTGCTTGCCGCTGCTCCACTAATCGGTCCAGGGCCTAGATCGTCTCCGCCGAAGCTGATAAAGATTTCGTCTCCAACAGTTAATGCTGGAGCCGCCTGCGTTTTAGCAGAAGAGCGTAGAACAAATCTACGATTGGGCGATTGGGCCGTAGGAGTTAATGCGCCAAATTGTACGATTGAAATGCTTGTCGCTGCCGTCATTGGTGCACCGGCGCTAACATCAACGCCAAGCCCGTCAGAATCAGCAACGGTCTTTTGTGTACCACTATCGGCAGTAACACCACGCTGCTTAGTATCAATACTCACCGCTAGCTGAAAGCTAGTCGCAGTTGTTTGGCTTGCCGCGACAATTAGTCTGAGGTAGCTCGGGTAAATCATTCTGCCCGGTGGCGCTGCCCCAGCAACAATAGCCGCAGAATTGTTGAAGAGAGCAAATATCGCGGCGGTGTCGCTGAATGCTGTGCTATTGGCTACCGCAATAGGAGTGCCAACTGCGGAGTTAATCGCTCTCCACATTCTCCCCTTATCCGTCTGGTTCATCGTTCTTAGCAGTTGCATTACTTCTCACCTCTCAACCAGGCCTTCATATCTTCACGATTCTTCAACGCAGGCATTGCATCGCCCGCGCCCGGTACACTTCCACCACCGACAGGAGGAGCACGGCGCGATTTGTCGCGTACAGCCTGCGTACGCGCATTCGCCTGCTCCGCCAACGTCTTCTGCACGGCGGCCAACTGCTCTTTCAACGCGGCAACCTCATTACTCGGCTGTTGCTGCGTTTGCTGCTGTCCATTCGGTGCATGCCCCGCTTGTTCAATGAGTGCAGGCATCTCATAGTTGATAATCTGGTCAATCTTCTCCCGCGTCAGGAAGCGCACGGGCTCTTGCTGAATCAACTGCACAATCGCCTGCGTGACCTCGCCCGCATTCACCCCGTACCGCGCGGCAATCTCCGCCGCTTTCGGCACAACGTGTTGATACATGAATTGATAACCCTGCTCCTCAAACTGCCGCTCTTGCTCCACATTCGGCTGCGGGTCGGCAGGCATCTGCGCCAGCGCTTGTTGATAGGCAGTGGCAATCTTCTGCATCGGCTCGATGTTGCCTTGTGCAAACTGGGTTAGTGCGTGATCCCACGCCTTTCGATCTTTATTCGCCTGGTCGAGTTGGCGTGTGGCAGCGGTCAAATCTTGGAAGAGTTGATTCCGCTCCTGCTGCGCAACGCCGAATTGACTCTCTTTGTAGTGTCCGAGTTGCGCGACGCGAATGACATCGGCGAGCGCCTTCTTCTGCTCCTTCCCATTCGCGTTGTAGCCGATTTGGTACTTCCCCGCGAGGAAGTCTTTGAAGTTGATGTCGTCTACCTTCTCAACCGCGTTTCCCTTTTCATCGAAGAGCGGGAAGGGGAGTTTGAATTCTTCCGCTTCTTCGCCTTCTTCTCCCTCGCCGCTCGCGACCGCCGCTTGCGCTTTCGTCCACTCGGCAAGCAACTCTTCATCCGAATATTCCTCGGCACCGGGGAGTCTCCGTAGGTCGTCTACACTTAACTCACCTTCCGCACTCCCCAACTCCTCAATTAGCGCATCTTCCGCGCCTTCGTTCAATGCCGATTCTACGATATCACCATGCGCGCCTTCACCCGCCGCATTATCCGGCAGGTCCAACGCGGGTTGTTGAATGTCGTCCGTATCCTTAATCATTGCTTACCTTTTTAGGCAAATTCCGTGTAATCGCCTTTTTGATTTGCTCTTGTCGCTTCGGCGAAAGAAGCGTAAAGAGAGTTAGCATGACTCCGCGTGCGCGCGTACCACTGATCTGCCAAGCAAAAATTGGCTGCTGTCTAAATGCTGTGCTATTCGGAGTACGCTGTCTAATATGGCCGCCAAACATCCTTTGAAGACGTTCTAGAGGTTCCCGTTGTACTTGCGATGCGTATACGTGCTCGCTTGCCCCAGCAATAAACGAGCCTTCGCCTTCAAGAAAGCCCGCCGCCCAATACAAGTCTTTGGCTGACGGCGTTATTGCCGCCTTTGGTGTGTTCGCCTTCATTTGACCAAATTTCATGTTTGTTCGTTTTCCGCTGCGACTGCCGCCTTCTCCACTCCGCCCATTTGGCCGAGTGCGGGTGCGGCCTGTTTCGACGCTTCGGGTAACATTGGAGCATTCGTTGGTGCGGGACTAAACAATGGCACGCCGGGGTTCATTCCGCCTTGCGCAGGGGGTCCGCCGGGCGGTGCTGCTGGTCCACCGCCCATCTGTGCGAGTGCGGCAGGGGGCGGCTGAACAGCAATCTTATCGGGTGGTGCCCCGATAATTTCGGGCGGGACTAGTGCCTGACCTGTTGGGTCTTGCTGTGCTCGCTCTAACTGATCGTAAATCCCCCACCGCTCTAGACACAAACTGCGGAGCCCCCACGGCTTACGTTCGTCTAGAATAATCTCCATCAACGACATCTTATGCGCCGCCGGATCGTCCTGCCACAACACCGGCAGGGAGTCGGGCGCGTACCGTTCTAGCGGGTCAACTTGCGAAATCTCCTGCCACTTCTCACTCAGTGTCGTATTAATCCACATCGCGCGCTGCCACTGATCCATCTCGCCCATTGGCAAGTCGCGCACGTCGGCATACAAACTCCGCTTCTGATACGTCGCGAGTGTAATCCGCCCCTTATCCAACTGATCTTCAAGTAGCTGCTGCCGGAGAGCACGCGGCATCGGCATCAACGTCTCCGGATCGACGTAAACTAGTGGTCGGTCTCCAAGCTTCTCACTGCTGATGGATTTAGCGAGGTCACCGCGTCCCCCTACAGCAGGGATAAGCCGTGGCTCGTCAAACAGCCACTGCGCGTATCGTACAATGAGATGCGCCCACTCGGTCGCCCCTTCAGCAGCCGCGCGAACGGAAGGGCCGAACGTGCGCTCAAAAAGCTGCTGACTCGCCAGTACGGCTCGGCCACTAACATCCTGCGCCGAACCGCTTTCCGACATTTGCCCGCGCGCAATGTCACTCCATCCGCTCTTATCCTCAAGCTTCTTAATCATCCAATCGAGTAACTTCCACGCGTCCGGCCCAGCAGGCACGGGCGGCATCACATCCGGCTTAATCCCTTGAAACTCGACGTAACTGCCGACAACGGTTGAGTATGTTTCCTCAAGAATGGTATTCTTCGGCGCGAGCATGCGTCCACCCGCGAAGAAGCGGGCGTGCTTCAGCAAGCTGCCGAGCAGCGCATTTATCGCCGTCTGATCGCCAATCCAATCGGAGATGACTGGACGCGGGAAGATATCGGTGTCCGGGCTTCCATCGGTGAAGCGGGCGAGCGGAATGACTCCTCCCGGTAGTTCCTCTCCCGCGTCCACGATAACGTTCCCAACGATTCGCATCCACCGCCCGAGTTCAAGCCCCGGTTCGTGTTGGTCAGGCGAAATCCACAATAGATACTCAGGCACACCGTCAATAATGCGTTGGCGACGAGTAGGAAAAGGAGGCAGACCGCGTTGCCAACCCATGCTCCGATCAATAGGCATATCCAACACGTCAGACTGAGAGGTAATGACCATTTCCGATTCGATAGTCGGGTCGCCAGTTTCAAGACGCGCCTGCTGCACGTCGCGCATGCGTCTGACAAGTGCCCAGCGGGCGCGTGGCTCCGTCGGCCCATTTACACTCCGCGCTTCGGGGTCGAAGAGGACTTCGTGGGCGAGCAAAATACGGCTGCTGATTTCGCCTTCGTAAATGACACGTGCGGGCGCATCCGGCGGGGCAACAATCCCCTCTTCGGCATATGGTAGCTCCAATAGTTGATCGTCACGAACGCGATACCCCTGCGCTTGCAGGCCGAGATACCGCTCGTCGGTAGGTGGGATTAAATCGAGGTCATCGCGCTCCGGCCCGGCGGTCTTATCAACAAAGACGTGGACAAAACTTACCCCATCAGTCTGCGCATGATACCACGCGTCTTGGAAGACGTTCCATGCGCGTAATACATAGTAGTAGTATTCGGAGACTGCCTGCTGCGCTTCCGCCGCCTCACGTCCCGCAACGCCACCACCAATCGGCTCGTGACGAAACCCAGGACGCTGCTCAGATAGTATGCCCAATCGGAAATCCAATGCAGGGCCAACGACATTAAGCACTGGGCGAAGATCATTAACATCAGACTGTGGTTCGCGCCACAAACGCCCATCGCGCGTGCTAATCCATTGGTGGCCGTGGCGGAAGTGGCGGTGGCGCGACCAATGGAGTCGCTTGTCCCGCATAATCGGCTCCTGCTTCTTCCGCTGCCCTTCAATCCAACGCCGCCAGTCCGGCCCATTTGTCGAAGTTAGCTCAGGAAATCCAATACCAAACTTCCGCTCCAACCGATCCTTTGGTGTATTTACAATCGCGGGCGGTTGATTAACATCCGGTGGTAGTTCAGTTGGCATTCATCGGTGGGTAACACATCAGGAGCGACCGGACCAATTTCTACCTCGGCGCTTTTCTGCTTCATACACACCGCGCCAATCCCGAAACGGGTCTAGCTCGGCGGGTTGTCTTCCCTCTCCAGTTGGCGTAGCACTGCGTCCCAATTCTGCAGTTCTGCGTACAAACCGCGTGCGCGTCTTTTTCTTGCTTCTCTCGCCCATTCATCACTTTCCTGGTCAGCATACTCCACGATGCTTTCGGGTAGTGGATGAGGAGCGGGCTGAGAGGCTTCGGCAGCGGCACGTGCAGCGGCAACTTGAGGAGTGACAACGTTGATCGTCACCGTAATCGGGTGGCGTTCAAGGTTGTATAACACGAAGGCTACAAACAAGATAGCGACGGTTACCAAGATTGTCAAGAGGATCATATAGACCTCAAGTAAACTATTGCTGCTGCTAAAGTTATGGGATTGTCTTTGAATTGCCCCAGCCCCCGGTTGCAGCTACCACATAGGATTCCGCGAACCTTACCCGAAACATGGCAGTGATCTAGGTGCGTGTTGAATCCAATTGGTTTGATATCAACTTTACAAATGGCACAAAGTGAGTGTTGTTTGTTTAGTAGCTCATAGTATTGTTCCAGAGTCCAACCCAACCTACGCAGCCGCCAGCGATGTGTAGTCAGACGTTTTGCATTTTTAGAATACCGCATTACCAGCGTCCAAGGTCTGGAATATCTATGCCACGACGGGACTGTAATTCTGTTTTCATTTTATCATACACCATATCTCTATTAGAATCGTCCACTGG